TGATCAAACAACACGTTATGCATTTAGAGAAGATGGAGAAGCTGCAACATTAGAAGAATTCTATACGTTATACGAAGAAATAAAACAATACGATATTGATTTTGTAAAAATAGAAAGACCACAATCAGAATACTCTGATGCACCACCATGTATAGAACTTATGGCTATGAATAAAATACCAGAAGGTGGACGTAATAATTCTATGTTTCATTTTGGTGTGTACGCTAAAAAGAAATGGCCTGCAGAATGGAAAAGCAAAATGACATTGTTTAATGCAACTGCATCGACTGTACCACTAAGTGAGTCAGAAGTAGAAATAATTAAACGTCAACACGATAAAAAAGAATGGGGTTACAAATGTAATGATACTCCTATGTGTAACTTGTGTGATAAAAAATTATGTAGAGAAAGAAAATTTGGTATTGGTGAAGAGATAGTATTTCCTGCGTTAACTGATTTACAAAAAATTAAATTAGAAAAACCATATTACTATCTTAACGTAGATGGTGAACGACTACACCTGGAGAATGTAAAATTTTTAAAACAACAAAGTTTATTTCAAGAAGCATGTATGGAGCAGTTGGACTTTAAACCACCAACAGTAAAACCAAAAGATTGGGACATGATAATAAACCCACTAATGAAGAATCACGAACCAATAGATCCACCAGAAGGTGTGACTACACAAGACCAATTACAAAATCATTTAGAAGAGTATTGTCTAAACAGACAAGTATCAACAGATAAAAACGATCTTAAAAAAGGTGGTGTGTGGACTAACGAAGGCTATCATCATTTTGTATTTGATAGATTTTACAATCAGTTTTTAATTAGAAAACGTTGGGACGTACCATACTCACGTACAGCGCAGATGTTAAAAGAAACATGTAACTGTGATGACAAACGTATTGGTAAAGAAAGAATTTCTGTGTTTGTTGTAAAACAGTTTGATAAAAAAGAAGATGACTATAATCAAAAAGAATTAAAACCAAAGGATATATTTTAATGGGACAATCTTTTTATCATAAATATTTAGTAGGTCCTTTAACAAAAAAACAAATGACTAAAAAAAGATGGAATGATAAAAATAAAGAATACAAAAATGAATGGAACAGAAAGCATAGACCCAGAGGAACTAGTGACTATATGCAAAAACTTAAAGTTGAAAATCCTATTAAATATAATGAAATTTTAAAAAAAAATAAAGAGAGACAAAGAATGTATAGAATGACCGAAGAGGGGAAATTAAGCAATTCGTTATCTTGTAAAAAATATAGAGAAAAATGTAAAGCAGAAGGAAGACCTGTACGAGGAGGATCTGGAAGTAGTTCTTATAACCCTGTTCTTGCTAAAATAAGAAGAGATAAACATAAACGTGAAAAATCAAATTATTGGATTTCTAATAATCTTAGAAAAATTATTCATGGAGTTTTTAGAAGAAGAAGTAGTTTAAAATATAAAAATTTAAGATCACAAGAACTTTTAGGAGATAGTTTTGAAACAGTTCGTGCACACATAGAATCTTTATTTAAACCAGGAATGTCTTGGGATAACTATGGCAAATGGCACATGGACCACATAATACCTTGTGTTTCTTTTGATTTAAAATGTCCAGTTCAACAATTAGCATGTTGTCATTATAAAAACTTACAGCCATTGTGGGCTTTTGATAACATGAGTAAAGGCAGTCAAATTTTATGAGAACAATAGTATTAGGACCACCAGGTACAGGTAAAACTACAACTTTGTTAAATAAAGTTGATGACTATCTTAAACAAACAGATCCTGACAAGATAGGTTATTTTGCATTTACACAGAAAGCTGCGCACGAAGCAAGAGATAGAGCAATTAAAAAATTTAATTTAACAGAAGATGATCTACCATATTTTAGAACGCTACACTCACTAGCATTTAGAAAGTTAGGATTAAAAAAAGATCAAGTAATGCAGCCCAGACACTACAAAGATCTAGGTAAGAAGTTAGGTTTTCCTGTAACATACGCTGACTATCAAGAGGATCAGGGTGGTATCTTTACATCGGATAGTGAGTATTTAAGAATTATACAACTAGCACAACTACGAAACATTACACCAGAACAACAGTTTGATTTACAAGAACACACACAGGATTTGGAAAGAGATCAACTTAGAATTATACACAACGAGTTAGCAAGATATAAAAAAGAATATAATCTAATAGATTTTAATGACATGATAATAGAGTTTACAAAATCAGATAAGTCACCAAAGTTTGACGTAGTGTTTATTGATGAAGCTCAAGATTTATCGTTAATGCAATGGGACATGACACGATCTATTTGGAATAAAACAAAAGATTCTTTTATTGCAGGTGATGATGACCAAGCAATATTTAGATGGGCTGGTGCGGATGTAGATTCTTTTATAGCTTTAGAAGGACAATACTTACCACTGACACAGTCTTACAGGATACCGGCTAAGGTACATGGATTAGCAATGGGTATAATAAATAAAATTAAAAACAGAATAAATAAATCATGGGAGCCTAGAGTTAGTCAAGGAAATTTACATAGACATTTTGATATTGATAGTATTGATATGTCAACAGGTGATTGGCTGGTGTTAAGTAGAACAAGACACATGCTAACAGACATAGAAGAATCTTTGTATAGACAAGGATTGTATTATGAAAACAGATACAAACGAAGCAGTGAAAAAGAATTACACCAAGCAGCTACATCATGGGAGCATTTACGACAAGGACAGTTAGTGTCTTACAAAGAAATAGAAAACATAATTAAGTTTATGGGTCCTAAACATTGGCACGCTAAAAAAATAAAAGGTATGGCCAAAGGATCTTTTTATGGAATAGATCAACTTGTAAAAGATTATGGTCTACAAGTTAAAACAGTTTGGTATGAAGCATTTGACAACGCAGGTCAAACTAAGGTAAACTATCTTCGTAAGATGAGAAAGAACGGAGAAAAATTAAATGAGAAACCTAGAATTGAATTATCTACAATACATGCAGCTAAAGGTGGGGAAGCAACTAACGTTGTTTTACTAACAGATCTTACAGAAAATACTATGCGAAGTTATGAAAAAAATCCTGACGACGAGAATAGATTATTTTATGTGGGTGCAACACGAACAAAAGAAAACTTACACATAATAGAACCAAAAAAATATGAGAAGGGATACATGCTATGACAGATAAAGATATGTTTAAATCAACAACATATAGCTCATTAGAAGAGCAGGTCGGCGGGAAGCACTATCGATCGTTAAAAATTCAGCCAGCAGAATTTATAAATGAAAACAAACTTTTATTTGCTGAGGGGAATGCTATAAAATACATTTGTAGGCACTCTGTTAAAGGAAAAGCACAAGACATTAAGAAAGCAATACATTATTTAGAAATGATATTAGAAAGAGACTATGATGCCGATTAAATCTGTAATTAAAAAAACTATTACAGTTGAAGACAAATATAAATTTGATCTAGAAATTTATCCTAGATTAGTTTCATGGGAAATATATCCTAAAGATCATAACGCTGCTTTGTATGCATTTAGCAACAAAGATAAATTAAACAAACTAATAGAAGACAAACATGTCTTTCAAGAAAAGGATTTTCATGCAGATACCACTATTTAAACCACAAACAGAATGGCTACCGCCAGAAAATTTTCCAGACTTATCTAAGTATGATGAGATCGCAATTGACTTAGAAACTAAAGATCCAGAGCTTATGAAGATGGGGTCAGGTTCTGTTGTAGGCAAAGGAGATGTTGTAGGTATAGCTGTAGCTGTAAAAGGTTGGTCAGGTTATTATCCAATTGCTCACGAAGGTGGTGGTAACATGAGTCGAGCAAAAGTTTTAAAATGGTTTCAAGGTGTACTAAGTACACCTGCAGATAAAATTTTTCACAACGCCATGTATGACGTGTGTTGGATTAAAGCGCTTAGTTTAAGTGTCAGCGGTCGTATTGTGGACACGATGATTGCATCGGCCCTTGTTGATGAAAATCAAATGCGCTATGACTTAAACAACTGTGCTAAAAGATACACCGGTAAAACAAAAAGTGAAAGTGATTTATATGCAGCTGCAAAAGATTGGGGTGTTGACGCCAAGGCAGAAATGTATAAACTACCTGCCATTTATGTAGGTGCATA